ATGTGACATGATAAGTAAGTATGTAAAACCATACAACGAAGCATTAGTGATAGTAGAGAACAATGCAGAAGGTGGTACAGTTGCAACTCAATTACACTATGATATAGAATATCCTAATGTTTTTGTGCAAGGGATGACAAAACAAGAAGATATCGGTGTAACAATGAACAGAAAAATCAAAAGGATTGGTTGTTCAACACTAAAAGAATTATTAGAAGAAAATAGATTAGAATTAATTGACCGTGCAACTATAACTGAATTACTAACATTTGTTAACAAAGGTAATTCTTATGAAGCTGCAAAGGGATATCATGATGACATGGTTATGAATTGTGTATTATTTGCATGGTTTGTAACAACAGAATTTTTCTATCATTTAACGGATTCACAAGTTAAAGACTTGTTGTATTCAGAACAACAAAAAATGATTGAAGAAGACCTATTACCAGCAGGTGTTTTTGGTTCAACCCCTACAGAAGAAGTATCATTTGTAGATAAAGAAGGAGATAGGTGGTTTCAATCGTAAAAAATCATGTGTTGGTGGGTTTTTATTTGTTATAAATAAAACAGTAAACAACACTTTTTACATTAACAGGAGTAAAAGAGTATGACATTTCAAGTATCACCAGGCGTTCAAATCTCAGAAATAGATTTGACAAATGTTGTTCCAGCAGTATCCAGTACAACTGGTGCATTTGCAGGTTCATTTAATTGGGGCCCTGTTGATGAAGTTGTAACAGTTTCAGATGCAAAGGGTTTGGTAGACAATTTTTCTTCACCAGCAAATTCAGTTGCAGGAGCTGAAGACTTCTACACAGCAGAATCCTTCCTTAAATATGGTTCTTCTTTAAGAATCGTTAGGGTAAACACAAACGGTCTTTTCAGTGCAAATGCAAGTGGAAATGCCTCTTCATTACTAAAAAACAACGATGACTATGTAAACACTTATAAGAGTGGTGGACAAGCAGGAACTGCAGGACAGTGGATAGCAAGAAACCCAGGCTCACTAGGTAACTCATTAAAAGTATCATCATGTGCTAGTGCAGACGCATACTACAACGATAACGTAACTACAGTAGACGGAAACGAAGGAACAGGACAAACTGTTATTTCCGTAGTAAGTGGTGCAGTATTCATCGTTGGAGATATAATCAGATTTGCAGGACACAACACAGAATATAAAATTACTGCAATCAATTCAAACGATTTAACAGTAGAAGCAGTAGGACAACCTGCTGGAACTGGTTTAACAGTTGATGTTGCAACTGGTGTTCAAGTATCAAGATATTGGGAACACTATGCATTATTCAGTAAAGCACCAGGCACATCTTCAGGTGCTACACTTGCAGGTGCAGGTGCAGACGAACTACACATTGTAGTTATTGACGAAGATGGTGCAATTTCAGGTGCATCAGGAACAGTTTTAGAATCATATGGTTTTGTATCACTTGCATCAGATGCTAAAGATGCACAAGGTGGTTCATTATACTATAAAGATGTAGTATCAAATAGTTCATCATGGGTATATTGGAGTGGACATAACACTGCAACAGACCTAACAGTATCAGAAAGTAGAACACTTGCACAATCAGTAAGTAATGTATTTACTGGCCCATCAACACCTTTCTCATCATCATTAAGTGGTGGTGCAGATGGTAGAATATCTACTGCAGGTGAGAAACATGGTGCATGGTCAACTCACTTCGGTGATGCAGAAACTATCGACTTCTCAATGTTATTAGTAGGTTCAACAAGAACTGATAACGGAAGTGGTGTTCAACAAGACATTCTTGCAGACTGGACAACATTAACAAACCAAGCAATCCTTCTTTGTGAAACAAGAAAGGACTGTATGGCAATATGTTCACCAAGATATGCAGATGTCGTGGGTGTTTCATCAGAAGAAACACAATCAAGTAATGTAATCACAACTGCAAATACAGCAACATCAAGTTCTTATGCAGTTATCGATTCAACATGGGTATATCAATACGATAGATTCCATGACACATACAGATGGATTCCTGCAAACGGACACACTGCAGGTATTATGGCAAGGTCAGACCTATTAAGAGATGCATGGGTATCTCCTGCTGGGTTCTCAAGAGGTCAATACTTAGGTATAACTAAACTTGCATTCAATCCAAAACAAGGTTCAAGAGACGATTTATATCGTGCAAGAGTTAACCCTGTAGTCACATTCCCAGGCCAAGGTACATTGTTATATGGAGATAAGACTGCATTAACAACACCTAGTGCATTTGATAGAATTAATGTAAGAAGGTTATTCATAGTATTAGAGAAAGCAATTGCAACTGCAGCTAAAGCTCAGTTGTTTGAATTTAACGATGCATTTACTCGTGCTCAATTTAGAGCTGCAGTAGAACCTTTCTTAAGAGATGTTAAAAACAGAAGAGGATTAGTAGATTATTCAGTTATTTGTGATGAAACAAACAATACAGACACTGTTATAGACAGAAATGAGTTTGTATGTTCAATCTTCGTAAAACCTGCAAAATCTATTAACTTCATAACTTTAAACTTTATTGCTGCTAGAAGTGGTGTTGAGTTTGAAGAAATATATAGTGCAGTTTAAGGAGAAATAAAACATGGCAACAATAGACCAATTTAAAGCACAATTAATCGGAGGTGGCCCAAGAGCTAACAGATTTAGGGTGTTTGTTCCTAGAACAGGAAACAAGATAGAGTTTTTGTGTAAAGCAACAAGTATACCTGCTGCTACAATCACTCCAGTAGAAGTCCCGTTCAGAGGTCAAGTACTTAAACTTGCAGGTGATAGAACTTTTGAAGATTGGAGTATCACTGTTATAAACGATAATGAGTTCTCTGCAAGAACTGCTTTAGAAGCATGGCAAGAAGAAATCCAAGGATTTGGAACTTCTGATGGTGCAACTTCAACTGATTACTTAATTTCTCGTGCATTCGTAGAACAGTTAGGTAAAGATGATTCAGTCCTTGCGAGATATGAGTTCTTTAATATGTTCCCAAATTCAATCGGTACAATCGATTTATCTTATGAAAACGGTGATGCTTTGGAAGAATTTGAAACAACATTCTCATATTCTCACTGGGAAAGAGTCGTTTAAGTAGAATTAAAGTGAAAATAACACTCACGAAGGTGTTATAAATAATAGTATGGAAATATTTGGATTTGAAATATCTCGTAAGAAAGACGAGTTAAGAGCAACGACTGTTAAACAAGGACAGTCTTTTGTTCCACCTGTAGACGATGACGGAACACCCGTCATTGCACAACAAGCAGGGTATATTGCAGGAGGTGCTTATGGTGCCTATGTTGATATGGATGGTGGTATTAAGAATGAGGTTGAACTCATTCGTAGATACAGAGAAACATCCCTAGTGCCTGAATGTGATGCAGCTATAGAAGACATTATAAATGAGTGTATCACATCGGATAGTGCTGATAGGATAGTTACACTTGACTTAAGAGATGTCAAACTCTCAGACAGCATCAAGAAAAAGATGCAAGACGAATTTAGTCATATCCTATCTCTAATGAAGTTCAATCAGAACTCTCATGAATTATTCAGAAAATGGTACGTTGATGGAAGAATATACTTCCATAAAGTCGTTGACACTAAAAGACCGAAACTGGGTCTTGTGGATTTACGAAACGTAGACCCTCTTAAAATTAAGAAAGTTAGAAACGTAGAAGAAGAAAAGGGTTCAGACGGAATTAAAAGAATCAAGTCTATTGAAGAATTTTATGTCTTCAACGATAAAGGATTCGACAAGAGTAGTGCTGTAGAAGGTTCTACACTTAAAATTGCACCTGAAGCAGTATGTTACACTACTTCGGGTCTTATAGACTATAACAAAAATGCAGTTATCGGGTATCTGCATAAAGCATTGAAAACTTCAAATCAGTTATCAATGATGGAAGATGCACTTGTAATTTATAGATTATCAAGAGCTCCCGAAAGAAGAATTTTCTACATTGATGTAGGAAACCTTCCAAAAGCAAAGGCAGAACAGTACCTTGCAGAGACTATGAATAAGTATAGAAATAAACTTATTTACAATGCAGATACTGGTGAGATAAAAGACGATAGAAAACATATGAGTATGTTAGAAGACTTTTGGTTGCCGAGAAGAGAGGGTGGTAGAGGAACAGAGATTACTACACTGCCTGGCGGACAGAATCTTTCAGAAATAGATGATATAGAATACTTCAAGAAGAAACTATATCAATCACTGAATGTTCCTTCGTCAAGAATGGAGTCCGACAATGGGTTTAACATGGGTCGTTCTTCAGAGATTAGTAGAGACGAACTTAAATTTAATAAGTTCACTAACAGACTTCAGAAGAAGTTTGCTAGAACATTTACAGACATTTTAAGAACTCAAGTTATTCTTAAAGAGATAGTAAGTCAAGAAGAATTTGATAAGTTTAAAGACTTTATCCAATACGACTTTACTGCAGATAATCACTTTACAGAATTAAAAGAACAAGAGATTTTTAAAGAAAGATTAGATGCATTACAAGGTGCATCAGAGTATGTCGGTCAATACTTCTCACATGAATATGTAAGAAAGTATATACTTAGACAAACAGAAGAGGACATTGAACTTCTTGACCAGCAGATAAAAACTGAAAAGGAAACAATGCCAGACCAAGACGATGACGGTTTTTCATCATATTAGGAGATATAAATAATGAGTAGTGAAATAGCAAAACAGATAGTTGACACCATAGAAAAAGGTAGTCTTTCTGATGCAAAGGAACTAATAGACCAAGGTATCAAGCAGAAAGCAGCAGAGACCGTGGACATGAAAAGAGTAGAACTACAAGTTGATTGGATGAATCAATCAGCAGAAACACAAGGAATGTAATGAAAAGTTTTTCTTCAATGCAAATCGAACTAAACGAGGCAAAGTTTAAACTTCCTCGTGGAGAGAAAGAGTTGAAGAGAGATGTTACTAAAGTTGGTTCATCGAAAGTTGAAATAGTATACACTGATAACAAAGGTAAGGTTAATGTGTATATAGATGGTAATTTATTCAGTGAGAAACCTTACAAAGACTTAAAAGGTGCAGAGAAGGAGATGAAACAGATAAAATCTATTATGTCATCATCCGATATGCAAGAAGTAAAATTAGAGGACATTATAAATGAAATTAATAGCTGAATTTAACGAGACAATATCTCCAATCATCACCGAATCAAAAGACGGTAAAGGTAAAGACTACTTCATAGAAGGGGTCTTTATGCAAGCAGACATCAAAAATAGGAATGGTAGAATCTATCCTATGGAAGTGATGGAAAAGGAAGTTGAACGATATACAAAAGAGTTTGTAGAAAAACAAAGAGCATTTGGTGAGTTAGGACATCCTGAAGGGCCAACAATCAATTTAGACAAAGTTTCACACTTAATAGAATCACTTACACTCGAAGGTAAAAATTACGTGGGTAAAGCAAAAATATTAAGTACTCCTAATGGAGAAATAGTTAAAGCACTTATCAATGATGGTGCAAAACTTGGTGTTTCATCTAGAGGTCTAGGTTCACTAGAACAAAAAGGTGGCGCACAAATGGTAAAAGGTGATTTCCAACTTGCAACAGCAGGTGATATAGTTGCAGACCCGTCTGCACCTGAAGCATTCGTTGAAGGAATAATGGAAGGAGTCGAATGGGTATATCAGAATGGTATACTTACTGCAGTTCAAGTTGAGCAGATGCAAAACGAGTTAAAAACTGCAAAACTAAATAAATTGGAAGAAACCAAGTTAAATCTATGGAAAAGGTTCGTTGAGAGTCTATAACATATAAATAAATTAAGTAGTTCATTAGAAACTAATAACAGGAGAAAAAAATGGCAGATTTAGAAAACAACCTAGAAAGTATCGAAGAGGTAAAACAACCTCATGACGGTGCTGAAAAAGGAGATTCAAAACCAGTCAAACAAGGTTCATCTGATGCCGCAGAAATTGGAAGTGGTAAAGTTGAAGTCGTCAAACCCGAAGAAAATCCTGTTGACAAAGCAGTTGCATCAGTAAAGAAAGCTGAAACAGCACCATCTAACGAAGGTGATGCTCAGAAGAAAAATGCTGGTAAATCTGAAAAAGCAGATTCAATCAAAGAAGATGAAGAAGAGTCTAAAAAAGACGAAGTCAAATCTTCAAAAATGGAATCAATCAAAGCTATCGTCAACAATATGAAGGAAATGACTAAGGAAGACATCCAATCAATATTGGGAACAATATCTGAAGAAGAAGTTGACGAAAGTTTGACAAAAGCAGAAGTTGCTAGAAAAGTAGTAGAGTCTTTGAAGTCTATGACTGAAGAAGAAGTTACAGAAACTTATGGTAAACTGAACGCAAACAAGAAGAAAGAAGACGAAGAAGGTGAACAAGAAGAAGAAGAGAAATCTGTTTCTGAAGAAATTTCATCTGAATTAGAATCATCTCTTGTTGAAATTGAAATAGATGACGACCTATCAGCAATTTCAGAAGCATTAGACCTTTCTGAAGAAAATGCAGAAAAGGCAAAAACAATCTTCAAAGCAGCAGTTTCAAGTAAGGTACAAGAAGTATCTGAAGAATTGAAAGCTCAATATGAAGCAGAATTAAAAACCACAGTTGAGACTGTCAAAGGTGACCTATCGGAAGCAGTTGATAAGTACTTAACGTATTGTGCAGAAGAGTGGACGAAAGAAAACGAACTTGCTATAGAACGTGGTTTAAGGTCAGAAATGACAGAAAACTTTATCGAAGGTTTGAAAACATTGTTCGTAGAACATTATGTTGACGTTCCTGAAGATAAGTATGATGTTATCGATGAACTTGCAAATCGTCTTGACGAGATGGAACAAAAACTTGACGGTGAAGTAAATAGAAATATGGACATCACTGAAGAGTTAGACACCCTCAAAAGAGATAACGTAGTTTCAGACGCATCGAAAGATTTGACTGAAACACAAAAAGAGAAACTATCTTCACTTGCTGAAGGAGTAGACTTTAAAGATGCAGAAGACTTCGCTGAGAAGATTTCTGAAATCAAAGAAGCATACTTCCCTGCAGAAGGTGAAAGTGTAGTTGAAGAAACTTTAGTTGTTGAAGGTTCTGAAGAATTTAAAGTAGAGGAATCTACAGAAGTTCAGAAAGACCCTACAATGGCAAAGTATACACAAGCAATCAGTAAGTTAAAACCATTAGGTTAAGACTTACTTAATAAAGGAAATAAAATGTTTTTATCAGAAAACTTACAAGAAAAGTGGCAACCGATTCTAGAACACGCCGATTTACCAAAAATCGAAGACAACTACAAACGTGCTGTTACTGCTGTTATCCTTGAAAACCAAGAGAATGCTCTAAACGAAGACAGAGCTCAATTGGCGGAAGCAGCACCTTTAAATGCTACTGGTAGTTCAATTTCAAACTGGGACCCGATTTTAATATCCCTAGTTAGAAGAGCTATGCCAAATCTCGTTGCATACGACATTTGTGGCGTTCAACCTATGACTGGCCCGACAGGACTTATCTTTGCAATGAAAGCAAGGTATAACGACTATCCATCAGAATCTGTTGTAAATAAAACTGAAGCAATGGGAATCAACGAAGTTGAATCACGTTACTCATCAGAAAATCAAACAGTAACTGCTGGACTACAAGCTACGGCTAACTCAGACCCTTTTAACTCTGACTATGCAACTCATACTGGAAACGGAATGACTACTGCATCTGCAGAAGCATTAGGTGATGTTGAAGCATCAAACGGTTTTGCTCAGATGGCATTCTCAATAGAGAAAGCAACTGTTACTGCAAAATCAAGAGCATTAAAAGCAGAATACACATTAGAACTTGCACAAGACCTCAAAGCAATCCACGGTCTTGACGCTGAGTCAGAACTTGCGAATATTCTTTCATCAGAAATTCTTGCAGAAATCAACAGAGAAGTTGTTAGAACAGTAAACGTACAAGCAAAAACAGGTGCATCAGCAACTGCTTCTGCAGGTACATTCAACTTAGATGTAGATGCAAACGGAAGATGGTCTGTTGAGAAATTCAAAGGTTTATTATTCCAAATCGAAAGAGAATCAAACACAATTGCTAAAGAAACAAGAAGAGGAAAAGGTAACTTTATCCTATGTTCTTCAGACGTAGCAAGTGCATTGTCAATGGCAGGTGTATTAGATTACGCTCCAGCTCTTTCAACTAACCTAAACGTAGATGATACTGGTAATACTTTTGCTGGTTTATTAAACGGTAGAGTTAAAGTATATGTTGACCCTTATGCAGGTGTTGACTACTTAACAGTAGGTTATAGAGGTACTAACCCTTATGACGCAGGTCTTTTCTACTGCCCATACGTTCCATTACAAATGGTTCGTGCAGTCGGTGAGAACACATTCCAACCAAAAATCGGTTTCAAAACTAGATATGGTATGGTTTCAAATCCATTTGTCGGTGCTACACCAGCAAACGGACTTGCATCAGCAGGTACTAACCAGTACTACAGAAAATTTGCAGTGTCAAACATTCTGTAAGACGAAAGTCTCATTCCTTAATCGGAATACTAAAAAGGTCTCTCACGAGACCTTTTTTTTTATCTTTAAACTGGGACTGCATCCTTCCGAATCATGCCTTATTATCCTTTCCTTCAAAGTTGACTCTAATCGTTCAATGTCTTGGGGATTAACCCAATTCTTTACACCGTGTCCTTCTAGTGAGGCCTTACCTCAATTTTATCTAGGTCAATAGGTAGTGACCATAAAGAAATTCGTTTACCATACTTTCCCAATTCGTCAAAAATTTCAAGTACTTCTCTGTTCGGATTCTATCCACACCTCACGATTATATGCCACGTCTTAATTGACTTTAACAGTGTGGAACACCTTTTCTATACGGAACAACCTCTCACAACCAACTTACTTCCGTCTCGATTTCCTACTTTACTAGTATACCAAAAAGTGGAGGGGATTGTCAACCTAAATACAAGGTACAATAAAGTACATTACACATACACACAGGAGAAAAATATGAGTAATTTAAATAAATCGGGGTTCGAAATCAGAGCCGACCTATTATCACAAGCAGAAGGACTATTGACTTCTAATTATCAGAGGGAAGTTGATGCTATCTACGCACACAACGACTCATTCCCAAATGATAAAAAACCTTTACCATTAAGAGAAATCACTGGTGAAGAAGTCATTAGAGTTGCAAGACAATTGAATGAGTTCGTCATCGAAAAATAATATTTGTCTATCGTGCAATTTGTGTTGTTCACAACCGAATGAGACAATCCACCTCTTTGATAAAGAATACGAACTATTCGATGTAAAGGATATTACCTCATATGAAGGTCAAGACTTTACACATAGTGTAACTTTTGATGGGGGTGGTTGCACAAACCTAACATCAAATGGCATATGCAGAGTATATGATAAACGACCATACACTTGCAGAACCTTTGAGTGTGGAGTATTGGTAAAATACAAAACAGGTGAGTATGATTATGATAAATCCAAACGACTCATACAACTTGTTAAAAATGGTGACATGAAAGTTTGGAGAGAGGAATTTGAGAAAGATTCCATTTCACCAAAAACGGTGATGAAAAAAACATAAATAACTGTATAACGGAGAATTAAATGACAGATTATGAAAGAACAGTGAAAGTTTTAGAAGGGCCATGGTCAACTAAAGCATTCCCAAATGGTGAAGAAACAACGGAAGGAGTTATCAGTAGAAAGATTACCACACTATATGAAAAGGACGGATATCTTTGTGAAGAGGTAGTTACAAGAGAATATAGAGGTAATGACTACATGGACACTTCAACAAACAAGAGAGTATTAAAACTTGACAACTAATATCAATACATCTATTCTTAATAAGAATAATTTCAGACTCATCATAGACAAGATTCCTACAGTGGAATACTATGTTAGGTCTGTTAATATTCCTGGCTTACAGTTTACAGAAGTGGAAACTGGTGCAGGTGTTGGAGTAGATGCATTTTTTCCAGGCGACAAAGTTTCCTTTGATAACTTAGAAGTGCAGTTCCTTGTCGATGAAGATTTGGAAAACTTCAAAGAAGTGTATGATTGGATGAATGCAATTATTCCAATCAAAGACCCATCAGATTTTGAAAACTATGTTGAAACTGTAAAAACTCCAACTGGTAGGTTGTCAGCAATAAACAATGACTTAAATCAGTATTCAATGATTACACTTGTAATGAACACTAATAAAAACATTCCAAATAAGTTTTTAAGGTTCTATGACTGTTTCCCTACTGGAATCAGTGGAATGGAATTAGAGTCAGGTTCTGAAACTGAACCAGTAGTGTGTACAGCAACATTTAGATTTACTTATTACGATATAGAAACCACTTCATAAAACCCACTTTTTGTGGTATAATATACAGTATGAACTTAGATGAATTAAAAACCATGTGGAAAGAAGATTGTGAGATAGATGATATCGAATTAGATAATGCATCACTTGAAGTCCCTAAACTACATGCAAAATACCAAGACTTACTAACCAGTAAACTTTTATTAGCAAAACAATACGAATTTAAATACAATGAACTACTCAAAGATAAGTGGTTATGGTATAACGGTAAAATGGACATGGATAGAATTAATGAATTGGGATGGGAACATGACCCACTTGACGGTGTTAATGTCATGAAAGCAGACATGCATTACTTTTACAATTCAGATAAAGACCTCATGGAAATGAAGGCAAAACAAGATTACTTAAAAATAACAATAGACTTTCTCAAAGAGTGTATGCAAAACATTACTTGGAGACACCAAACAATTCGTAATACGATTGATTGGAGAAAGTTCATGGCAGGAAGTTAAATGATACTAAAGAATTATATTTGGAATGCACCATCCTTTTTCAATGACAAAGAAGTAGAACTTTTTCATAAAACTGCAAATAAGATTGATTTCATGGATGCAGAGATTGGAATGGGACAACAAGACCCCGATGGAGATGGTGGTCTAAAAGGTGATTTCAATGAGGACATTAGAAGTTCGAGAGTAAAATGGTTTGGTGGACACGAAATGCCACAAGAACTTATAGATAAGATGTATGAAGCATTGTATCTTGCATGTGATGAAAGTGGATGGACTGATTTAATCACAGAGAATGAACCACCTCAGTATACAGTTTATGATGCACAACCTAATAAGAAGAAAGGGGACTTCTATACATGGCATACTGATGCAGGGCCAGAACCATTACCAAATGGAGTTATAAGAAAGTTAAGTATGACTATACAATTATCAGACCCCGATGATTATGAGGGTGGGCATTTTCAATGGTTAGAACCTCACCGACAGTTAGATAAAATTACAGAGAAAGATACTAGCATAGACATTAATCAATCTATAAGAACCGTTCCATTTTCTGCAAAGGCAAAAGGAAGTGTTGTGGTATTTCCTTCGTTTGTTTATCATCAAGTAACACCAGTTTTAAGAGGTACAAGAAAATCACTAGTTGTGTGGTTTAACGGTCAACCTTATGTCTAATACAGTTCGTGTCTCTAAGATAGACGAAGTTTTTTTAAAAGTAGAGTGTCCCGATGATGGTCTTGCAAAAGACTTGTTTGACTTCTTTTCCTTTACAGTTCCAAATGCAAAGTTTATGCCTTCCTACAGAAACAAATGGTGGGATGGTAAGGTTCGTTTATTCTCAATCAAAACAAGAAAGATATACATAGGATTACTTCCTTACATAGATGAGTTCTGTAAAGAACGAGGATATGAGTTTGAAGGGATTGAAGATGTTATTGGTGTTAAACATAGAGAGAAGTGTAGTCAGTCATGGTTAGCAGATTTAGACTTACCTTTTCCTCCAAGAGATTATCAGATAGATGCATTCAATACTGCAGTTCAATATGGGAGACAACTATTACTATCTCCAACTGCAAGTGGTAAGTCATTGATTATATACTTACTTGCAAGATACTATGATGTTAAAACGGTTATCATAGTTCCTACTACATCACTAGTAGAACAAATGACAAAAGATTTTGAAGAGTATGGATATAAGGAAAGAGTCTGTAAGATATATCATGGACAAGAAGTGTTTGATGCACCAATAACAATCACCACATGGCAATCATTCGCAAAAGCACCAAAGGAGGTGTTAAGTTCTTTTGATATGGTTGTCGGTGACGAAGCACATTTATTCAAAGCAGATGTTCTCAAAGGTATCTTAGAGAAGATGAAAAAAACTGCAATACGATTTGGAACTACTGGAACACTGGATGGTTCAGAGGTTCATAGATTACAACTCGAAGGTTTGTTCGGCCCAGTCAAAAAAGTTATATCAACTAAAGATTTAATGGAAGATGGAACTATTGCAAATCTTTCAATTGATTGTATCATACTTCGTCATACTAAACAGAAGAAAGGGAACTACCAAGAAGAGATGGACTACTTGGTCGGCAATGATAGTAGGAACGAATTTATTTGTAATCTTGTATATTCACTTAAAGGAAATACATTAGTCTTGTTTCAATATGTAGAGAAACATGGTGCAGTCTTACATGGTAAAATGTTTAAGAGACTTGATGATAAACTACACTATGTTTACGGTGGAACTGATGTAACTGATAGAGAAGAAGTCAGAACAATCGTAGAGAAAGCAGAAGACAATGTTATACTTGCATCTTATGGTACATTCTCAACTGGAGTGAACATTAAGAAAATTGATAATGTGGTTTTTGCATCACCATCCAAATCAAGAATTAGAAATCTACAATCAATTGGTAGAGGACTTCGTAAGACTGAAGGCAAAACAGAAATGAGACTGTTTGACATTGCAGATGATTTACAATGTAATAACTATACACTTAACCACCTTAAAGAAAGAATAAATATCTATAACGAAGAAGGATTTAAATACGAAATAAAACAATTCAACTTATGAGATACGAAGTAATAAAAATAATAACGGGTGCTGAGATTTGTGGTATGGTAGAAGAAGTAGGAGATACTATAAGGATTACTGCACCTATGGTATGTCAACTTTCAAGATTAGATTTAACTAATACTCTTGCAACCTTTATACCTTACACACCTGTAAGTTCAGACTCAATGATTTCTATAGACACTGAACATGTTCTTCATAGAAGTAAAATGAGTGAACAATACATCCCCTTTTATGATGAAGCATCCTCAAAGTGGTTAACTATGGTAGAAACTGAATCTATCCCTTTAACCAACAAGATGCCTAAAATGGAATACATCAAAGACACCATCAACAAATTAGTTGCAGGAATGTCAGATGAAGAATTAGATAAACTGGAAGAGGAACAGTTCTTAGAAGAAGATTCTCTTCTTGCACCATCCGACCCTAAGAAAATTCATTAGGATTTTAGTTTGTCTAAATATGTGCGTATAACATAGATTTATATCACATTATACAAAATACTTATAACTTAACTTTAGGAAAACCATGACCACAGCAACTTTTTTTGCGAAGAGCATGGTGCGAAAAGCTAGAGAAGTCAACCATCAAGTTAGACCTGTAAAGAGAAAACTGGTTGACACTATCGAATTTCTAGTGCTGATGACTCTTCCGTTCTTACTACCATTTATGATAATGTATCTATCGAGGGCATCCCTATGAGAGATAAATTAGAAATCGGTACACTTACGTTTATTTTTTGTTTATCAGTACTTTCACTTACAGGAGTATAATATGAAAGAATTAGGAATGTCTCTATTAGGATGTATTGCAATCGCAACTTTCTTTGTTGCAAAAGTATATCCAAACTTAGAATACAGTGGATATAGTAGTAATACTTCATGCACTGGTCAGTGTTATGTTGACTATGTTGCATTGAACGGAACTGCATCAGAAATACAACAAAGAAAAAATGCACTTGCAAATGCAGATGAGTTCTCTTCTATTAGAAGTCTATGGAGTGGGTGTGCAGCTTGTCACGGTGCAGAAGGTCAAGGTATGGCAGTCTTTCCTAAACTTGCAGGTCAATCACAAGATTACATTGTAAGTAAACTCAATGCATATAAAAATAGAGAGACAGTCGGTAATATGTCTTCTACTATGTGGGCTCAAGCAGGAATGTTGAGTGATGCAGATATCAATATGATTGGTAAGTTTATAGAGGTGGAGTTAAAGTAATGTACGTTCCTTGGTTTACAAAACCCGATACTGAAAAGAAAATACTACAGGTTGTAAACCTTTCACCTGATGAATCTTGGATTGAGAAAATTGTTGAAGTTCACCCAATGAAACAAGTTGCAATAATGTCAGTCGTGCAAGTCCTCGTTTTCGGTTTTATGCTCTTGTCCTTTTACTTAATCAACGTAGGATTGGACAGATTGTGAAACACTATATAATATATACAATTTTAGGTTGGTGCATGTTTGAACTTGCCGTTGGTGATATCGATAGAATGAGTCGTGCAATTAATAATCCTGCAAAGAGTAGAGTTATAACCTACACTTAATCCCTTATTATAGTATATCCCCTCGGGACATATTAATAATATCATATGATTTCAAATTCTACAAGAGGGTTTCTTAAAAAAGTTTAATTATTTTATTTCAAAAACCCTCTATGAATTTAAAGAATTATCCGTATAATAGAGGTATGACAACAAAAAAAGACCCCAAAAAAGCAATTCATTATGTATCTAATAAAGACTTTACAGCTGCAGTTGCAGATTATGTAAGTCAGATACAGTCCAATCTTTCTGAAGGAAAGGAAGCACCACAAATGTCAGAGTACATAGGAGAGTGCATTTATAAAATTGCAACCCGTCTATCTACAAGACCAAACTTCATCAACTACACATATAGAGATGAAATGATTTGTGATGCAATTGAAAACTGTATTCAATACATTGGGAACTTTAAAGTAGAGAAGTCCAACAATGCATTCGCATATGTTACCCAAATCTGTTACTATGCTTTCTTAAGAAGAATACAAAAAGAAAAGAAACAGGTTTACATCAAACAAAAGTCAACAATAGAATCTGCATTAACATTAGATTCATTTACAACTATAGATGGCATTCATGACCCAACCCTTATTAACACAAATGTTGAGTGGATGAACGAAAATATGAATCATGTCGAGTATAAACCTCGTAAATCTAAAAGAGTATCAACAAAGAATAATTTAGAAACTAACTTCTCAGAAGAAGAGGAATAATTGAAAATAGCAATCTTAAATGACACCCATGCAGGTGTTAGGTCGGATATGTTGGAAATGGCAAAATATCAAGGTCGTTTCTACGAGGAAATATTTTTCCCATATCTAGATGAACATGATATCAAACAAGTGATTCACTTGGGAGATTACTTTGATAGAAGGAAGTATGTAAACTTTTCCAGTCTACATGCTAATCGTAAACACTTCATTGAACCTTTAGTAGAAAGAGGAATCCAAATGGATTTAATTCTTGGTAATCATGACACTTATTATAAGAATACAAATGATGTCAACTCACCCGAACTTTTACTATTCAATGAATCAAACATTAATGTTATACAAGAACCCGAAGTAAAAGAATATGATGGATATCCTATTGCACTTGTTCCGTGGATTAATCCCGAAAATTATGCAGATACAGTAGAGTTTTTACACTCTGCAAAGGCAACCCAATGTTGGGGTCACTTTGAGTTTGAAGGTGCATTGATGCAGCCAGGATTCAATTGTCCACATGGATTAGACCATACTTATGTAAAAAGATTTGAACAAGTCTTGAGTGGTCATTTCCATCACAAATCAGAAGTTGGTAATATTAGATACTTAGGAAGTCAAATGCAATTCACATGGTCGGACTATGGAGACAACAAATACTTCCATATCTTCGATACCGAAACACAAGAAATAACACCAGTTCACAATCCACTTGAAATGTTTGAGAAAGTTTTCTATGACGACAGCAAAGAAACTTTTGATACTATAACTGAAAAGGACTTATCAAGTGTGAATGGTAAGTTTATAAAACTTATTGTTATAAACAAAGACAATCCATATTGGTTTGATACATTCTTGGATAAAGTCCATGCCGAGAATCCTCTTCACCTACAAGTAGTAGATGATAATAAACATATGGATTTCTTTGATGATTCAGAGATAGATGATATCGAAGACACTTTAACTATCGTAGAGAAATATGTAGATAGTTTAGAAATACAAGGAAAGAAAAAACCACTCAATGACTTAATGACATCCCTATATGATGAAGCATTAGACCAACACAATTACTTATGATAAATTTTAAAAAGGTAAGATGGAAAAATTTACTTTCATCGGGAAATAATTTTACAGAGATAGACTTAAATGCACACCAAACAACCCTAATACTTGGAGAGAATGGTGCAGGTAAATCTACACTTTTAGATGCATTGTGTTTTGGTCTTTATGGTCGTGGGTTCAGAAACTTAAAGAAAGAACTTCTTATTAATAGTGTTAACGAGAAAGGACTTATAGTAGAGGTTGAATTTAACATAGGTAAAAAAGAGTATAAGGTTATGCGAGGTGCAAAACCTAATAAGTTTGAGATACATGTTGATGGAGTATTCGTCAACCAAGATGCAACAGTAAAGGATTACCAAGAACAATTAGAAAAGAATATTCTTAAGATGTCTTATCGTTCATTCACCCAAGTTGCAATCTTAGGTTCTGCAAACTTTGTCCCATTCATGCAATTGAAAGCAAAGGATAGAAGAGGTCTTATCGAAGACCTATTAGACATATCTATCTTTTCGACTATGAGTGACATCCTAAGAAAAAGAGTCAGTAATTACGTTGTAGAGCAACGTGAGAATGAACATGAAATAAATATTATGGAAGAGAGAATCAATGGTTTGAATGAACAGTTGACTGCACTTCGTGTAAATCGTGATGAGAAGATAGGTAAGTTTCAGTCTACTATAAAAGAAACTGAAGATAATGTCGACTCACTTATGGAAAAGGTTGAATTAAAAACTGAAACCATTAAAGAAAAAACATCTTCAATTTCAGATAGAGACCCACAAGGAGACCGTCTGAAACAAGCTCTAGAGTTTGAAAAGAAGATGGAAGAGAACAGACGAAAAGTAGAAAAAGAAATATCATTCTATGAAAAGAATGATGAATGTCCAACATGTAAACAAGGATTAGATGAGGAACACAAAAAAACTCACATCGCAGAGAAACAGAAGAAGAAGGACGAACTGGTATCTGCACTCCAACAAATTGAAGACACAATCACAGACTCCTCCAACAGAATGGACGAAATCGGAAAAGTCCAACAAGGAATAGAATCTCTTCAAAAACAAATTGCAGTTATCCAAACTGAAATTATTTCTAATCAGAAATACATAAAGAAACTTAACAAAGAAATAGAAGACCTACAGATTGAAGCAAACGTCCCCTCTAACACACATGAATCTATAGAAGAGAATGAAAGTAAATTAGAGATACTATTATCTAAAAAAGAAACACTTGTAGACCAAGGACACTATTACGAGTTAGCACAAATGTTGTTGAGAGACCAAGGTGTTAAACAGAAGATTATTAAACAGTATGTTCCAGTAATGAACAATATGATAAACAAGTATCTTGCATCACTGGAGTTCTTTGTAGGATTTGAATTAGATGAATCCTTTGAGGAAACAATCAAGTCAAGATTCAGAGATGTGTTCAAATACGATAACTTTTCACAAGGTGAGAAAATGAGAATAGATTTAAGTATTCTATTTACATGGAGAACTATTGCAAGAATGAAAAATAGTGTTAACACTAACCTGCTCATTCTCGATGAAGTGTTCGACTCTTCACTTGACACTAACGGAACAGACGACTTTTTAAAACTATTGAATACACTTACAGAGAAAACTAATGCATTCATCATATCACATAAAGGTGAAGCATTGTATGATAAGTTTAATGATGTAATTAGGTTTGAGAAACATAAAAACTTCTCCCGAATTGCAGAATAGATAAATAGTACTATGAAATCTTTTAAAGAACATCTAGAGAAACCTTTAGTAAGAAGTAAACTAGCATATTCTTACGACATCCCTGTTGACTTACTAGAGAGTAAGAGCATGGGTGAAACTACACAAAATGCATCCATAACAGAATTGTTTCCGTGTTTAGCATTTAACAAAAAGTTTAGACCCAATAGTGTAGAAGATTTTAAAAAGTTTCTTTACAAGTTAAATATAAAAAGTGCAAAAACCTCTTATGCATCTTCAGATGCAGATGCTGCTGCAGAAGTTATAGACAGACTCAGCACTATGGAAGAAAGGTTTGTTAAGATGAAAATAGAAAATGCAATTGGCATTACAAATTTTTTATATGATTTGAATACTTCTAAACCTATACGAAAAGTAGTATGGGGATATCGTGCAAAACCCACTGGAGTTCCTAAAAATCATGCAGGAGATATTTTTGTATTCTTTAAAAATAAAGAGATACTAGGTATCTCATTAAAGGCAGGAACAACAAAATCTACAGAACCATTATTAAACTCTTATGTTAAGACTCAACTTAAAAAGATGGATAAAGAATCAGCACTTAAACCTATGGAAGATGAACTTTGGGATGCAGTGTATTCTAAAATTCCAAACATAGAATCGGTTGCATCAAAAAGTACTTATGCAAGTGGAGATAGAAAAGTCACTGCAGGTGTCAGACAACTATACTTGGATTACCATCTTCAAAATGAAGAAGAGTCTAACAATTTGTATGCTGCAATGGTAAGAATACAAAGAACTCATGTGTGTAAAGCACTAAATGAATTATCACTAGAAGATTTCAAAAATTGGGTATATGATAATTTCAATTTACAAAAACCTGCAAAAGTTCCACTAATATTAGTAAAAGCAGTAGGTAAAACAGCAGAACAAAAAGGGGACGACCTTGCATCATTATTACCACTGGTCACAAGTTTTAAAGCATATCTAAATAAAGCATCAGTTCAAGAATGGTTTATAGATATAGATACACCCGATGAAATGAAGAAACTGAAGATGACAATTAGAAGTGATGCAGGAGTTAGAGAAGGTAAGAAACTCGCAACACTAGGAAGATTGGCAAAATTTAGTATGTTAAAATTACAATATAGTGGAGTAGTAGATAGATAATGTATACATTAGTAGAAGAAGCATCAAAGGTATTAAGAACACCTCCTTTAGAATTTGATTTTGATAATCCATCAGAAGACCCAAAGGAAATAGAGAGTCTATTATCTGAAGCAATGGATAGATTTGGTGGTATTGGTTTATCTGCAAATCAAGTTGGATTAGATGTTAGATGTTTTGTTATGAAGACTGCAGATGCAGGAAACAAAACTTTCTTTAATCCCGAAATAACAAGACTATCCCAAGAAACAGAATTACAAAAAGAGGGATGTTTATCGTTTCCCGATTTATTTCTTATGATAAAAAGAGCAAGAGTAATAGAAATGAAATATCAAGACAGTGATGGTACTGAACACACTTTGATATTAGATGGTCTTGGTGCAAGATGCGCTCAACATGAAATAGACCATTTAAATGGTATAGTGTTTCTACAACGAGCATCTAAATTGAAATTAGAACGTGCATTGAAATCACGTCCTAAAGAAAAAAGGAAAAGAATAGAAAATGAAAAACGAAGAGCAATTGCAGAGTACATCAAGACCCTTCAATCTGATAAAGATTCCGAATCTAGTGAATCCACAACAAGCAAAGGAACTGATACACTTCCACAAAACGCACAAACATCTTAGAAGTATTGGAGACGGTTCTGATTACTTTGGATTAGATATAGTCCATATCCATACTCAGTGGGTTCGAGATATATTCAGAAGAATAGGTTATCAGTGTGTTGCAGAAATCTATAAAGAAAACTCACAAATAGTCTATCCCGAAATGACATCAATTAATGAGTGGCCAATAGGTGGTACTCAAGAACCACACTTAGACACTTATTCTAGATGGGAAATAGAAGACGAAAATCTAGACCAACAACCCAGTAGAGAGTGGACTCTTATCTTAACCCTTAACGATAATTATGGAGATGGAGAGACATACTTTCCCGAACATGGTTATACACACTCTCCTAGTGCTTGTGAGGGCATTCTTTTCCAAGGTATATACCATTACCATGGTGTAAATGCTGTAAGAAGGTGTTCTAGACATACTATTGCAATGTGGTTTACCTCAAATCCCGACAACCTTTTAATTGACGACAGAACCAAAGTCCTTCAAGACTCCTCTTATACTCTAAAAAATAAGTTAAAATAAATTTGACAATGCCCCTCACTTTTTTGTATACTATGTATATAATGAAAAAAGGAGATAACATGTCAAACATTCACAACGACAACATTAATCAAGAAATTATGGAAGATATCCTATCTATGGCAGATAAGGATATTTGGAATGTAATTTTTGCAATTGAAAACGAATTTGGTATTGCAGAAGTACCAAGTCCTACAGGTGGTGCAAATGGTTTCATTGCAAAACTATTTGAACTTAGAAAAGAAGCGAGGTCTATTTAATGTTGGATACGAGTTACATAGAAGTTGGGTATGATACCTGTAAGTATACTATAGATGGTATAACAACCACTGCTATAATCAAAGAGGTTACTCCTAATTATCTTTCAGTAAAACCTATCAGTAGACTGGGTAAGTATGTATTTGAGACTAATCTAAGTACCGATTTTGTGGGTCAGACATTCTCTTCAGATTGTTATGATGCAATTGACTTAGAGATATGGATGGACGGAAGAGGTTGTGATAACTCTGCAATCGGTGTGAGTGGTTGTTATGAACCATACACTATGTTAATGACAGAGGTTGCTTAATGAAATATCTTAAAGAGATTACAGATTGGGAAGTATCCAATCACACTTACATGGTCAATGATGCTGGACACTTAGTTGGATACATCAAGACTGGAACTAAAGATGAGATAATCTTTAAGTCCCCAATGAAACAATTTTCTAAATCGAGGAGAAAGTTTGTTGAACTTAAAAAATAAATTTGACAATGCCCCTCACTTTTTTGTATACTTAAAACATGATAAATAAAAACCAAAAAGACCAACTTGCAAAACTCATGGCTACAGAGAACATCACTGTTGTCCATAAGAAAATACCAACTGCATACTTCGATGTTAAGAATAGGATACTTGCTTGTCCTATCTTTAAAGAAGATATGTCTGCAGAACTTTATGACCTATTCATGGGACATGAAGTTGGACATGCATTGAATACTCCTTATGAAGGACTACACTCTGCATTAGAAATGAATAGAACACTTAAAGGATATCTTAATGTTGTAGAAGATGTTAGGATTGAGAAAGCAATCAAAAATAAATTCCAAGGATTAAGAAAATCTTTCTTCACTGCATACAATGAATTGATGGAAATGGACTTCTTCCAACTTAAGAAAAGAAATCTTGCAGACCTTTCATTGATTGACAAAATTAATTTACAAACTAAAGTTGGTTCAAGACTTGGTCTTAAGTTCAACAAAGTAGAACAAGAATTCCTAGACATGGCAGAATCATGCAAAACTTGGGAAGAGGTTGTTGAATGTGCTACTGCAATCTATGAGTATTCTAAAGAGAATGAGACTAGGACTGAAGATGATGAAATGTTAGTTCCTCAAATGTTTGACCTTGGTGACGAAGAAGAAGGTGACGATTCAGAAGAATCAGAAATGGAAGAAATGGAAAATGAATCTCAAGAATCTTCTGATGGTGGAGATTCAGATGAAGATGAAATAGAAGAGGATACACTTCCCGAGTTAAACACCGACAGTGGTGATGATGCAGACGATGAGGTCGACCAAGAAGGTGACACTGATGATGCAGAAGAACAAGTCAAGTCTACTGGTGGTAAAGAAGGTGGTCAAACAAATGGATACCACGACCAAGAAGATGGTGCTAGAGAATCTATCACTGAACACTATGCACACAATAACGAAGACCAATTTCTTTCAGAAGAAAATATTATTAAGACTTCAATCAACTTAAAACCAATATTCAAGAATACTGATATTAAGAAGAATGTCATTTCATTCCAAGAAGTTTTGAATGAGTGGAAAAACTATGTAGACACTAAACCCGATTATGCCCAACAAGATACTTGGACTAAAAATTATCAGAGGGGTTGTTTTGTTGCAAAAAAACTTGAGAACAAAAACAAAAAGATTGTTGCTCATATGGCAAAAGAATTTGAAATGAAACAGTCTGCACAACTTTCCAAGAAAGCATTCAGTGGTAAAACTGGTAAGTTAGATATGAATAGACTTGCAAAATACCAAATCGTTGACGACATTTTCAAAAGAGCTACATATCTTCCCGAAGGTAAAAACCACGGGTTGAATGTTTTACTTGACTGGAGTGGTTCAATTCACAATCAAGTCACCGACCTATTAGAACAATCAATGATACTTGCAGAGTTCTGTAGAAAAGTTAACATCCCTTATAGAATCTATCTTTTCAGTGACTGTTACTATACAGCAGAAGAGAAAAAAGATGATTACTATGGAAACGGTGGTAAACTAATTGAGATTCTATCTAATGAAATGAACAATAGAAAACATAAAGAAATGATGAGTTACTTAGGTTGCATCTACTCTAACATGTGGAACTCTAACATGAGTTGGAGAAACTATGAGAAAGCACTTACAACATACAATGAGTTCTATGAAGGGTTTGAGACTATGGAACAAGATGGAAGATACTGGGATTTGGAAACAACTTTCCACCCTAGAAACTTCAGACTAGGTGGAACACCATTAGACCAAACACTAGTTTTCCTTAGAAAACTTCTTCCCGAGTTCAACAAACAATATGGAATTGAGAAGTCAATCCTAACAGTTATCACTGATGGGTTCTCTCATAGAGCAGACCTACTTGCAAGGACTCAAGAAGAGAAACAAGACTATGCTGAACAAGAAAAGAACTGTGATGATGATTCATATGCTTGGAGAACCAAACAGTCTAGAGATTTAATCGACCCATATCTAAACAAGACTTTCCCATTAGAAGAGTCAACTGGATATGTTGGAAGAAACTCCTTTACAGTAACTCAAAATATTTTAGAGTGGATATCACAAACTTGCAATGTTACCATTACTGGATACTTTGTCTTGGATGGTAAAAGAGAGTTGTGGTCAGTCATTGAACATACTAAAGAGTATAAGAGAAAAGACATTGATGTTGATACTGCTTGGAGAGAGATTAGAAAAGAGGGTAAAGTATTCTCTGCTCATGGATACAACAAATTATTTCTTACTTCAGCCAACACCCTCGGGACTGCAGGAAATGATGAACTTGGAGAAGAGTTCATCGATGCAAAGAAAACTAGAGTGATGGCTGCATTCAAAAGAAATCAGAAATCAAAAACAACTTCAAGATTTTTAACCAATGAATTCATTAAGGAGATAGCATAATGGAAGCAAAATATATGATGAATGAGACATTCATTTTAGAGAGAGACGATTACAGGGATTTTACCAATAGGGTTATGATTCTACAATCAAGAAATGAGGAAGCACCTTATATCGTGGAACACGATTATATCCTAGACACTTTTGAAGTGACACTACTGGATAACAGATACACTTTACAAACAATTATGGAGAAGACACAATGAAAACATTACAAGTAGACCAAGCATATTACATATCACATCAAACGGATTATTCTGCATTTGCAGATGCAATTCAAGATGTTGGCCCAAGTCCATGTGAGAAATTTAAATGTGATAATACCAATGAGTGTGCAACACTAGGTGTTGAGTGTAAAGCATTTAGAGTATGGACTAACCAAGGTGAAGGTGTTTATGAGAGACACTTGAACATGGACAAGTTCGGAAACCCTAAAGAGAAACCTATTGAGAACTCAATAAAATCTTTACTGCAAATATGCAAATAGGGTTGACAATGCCCCACACTTTTTTGTATACTATACAAGATGAGAAAATAAACTGATTTACTAAGGAGACTATATTATGAATCAAAGAACTTATGACAGAACCGAGTCCATCGTCATTGACGGGAAGGACTTTCATTTTACACCCGATAGGAAGGAGTTCCTAGAGAGTTTAACCTCAGCATATCCTAATCAATCCAACTTCGTTAAAGAAGATTTTGATAAAGTGGGTGGTATGCCATACTGGGTTAAATCATCAAGATACAGTTTTAAAGATAACGGTATCTTCAATCTACATGCAGTTGTAAGTGGTTACAATGGTGGTTATGAACCCGAAGTTCAAACTCCTGTAAAATCTGCACCGATTCCTGCAATTGCAAATCCATCTAATATGCCAGTGGCTGCAAAAACCACTGCTGTCAACTCACTTGACAACGTCAAAATCATTCCCGAGAAGATGTCAAACTATGTTCCTTTTGGACACTTCAAAGATATCAAGAATATCATTAAGTCTAAAATCTTCTTTCCAGTATTTGTTACTGGTCTAAGTGGTAATGGTAAAACATTAATGATTGAACAAACTTGCGCTCAGTTGAAGAGAGAACTTTACAGGGTCAATATTACTATTGAGACTGATGAAGATGATTTGATGGGTGGTCACACTTTACAAGGTGGGGACGTTCTCTTCAGAGAAGGCCCAGTTATCAAAGCAATGAGAAAAGGTGCTGTACTTCTATTAGATGAAGTCGACCTTGGTTCAAACAAGTTGATGTGTCTACAATCAGTTCTTGAAGGTAAAGGATACCTAATCAAGAAAACTGGTGAGTGGGTTTCACCTGCAGAGGGTTTCACAATCCTTGCAACTGCAAACACTAAAGGACAAGGGTCAGACGATGGTAAATTCATCGGGACTCAAATCATGAATGAAGCAATGTTGGAAAGATTTGCAATCACAATGCAACAAGAATATCCACCAGTGACTACTGAAAGGTCTATTCTTAAAAAAGAAATGGCATTGACTGGTGAAGTTGATACCGAGTTCTGTCACAAACTTGTTGACTGGGCAGACATTATCAGAAAAACCTACTATGAAGGTGCAATAGATGATGTTGTTACGACTAGAAGACTGGTTCACATTGTCAATGCATTCAGAATGTTCAATGACAAACTCAAGTCAATCACAATGTGTATTTCAAGATTTGACGAAGAGACTAGAAATAGTATCCTCGACCTCTATTCTAAGATTGATGCAGGGGTTGATTTAAATGCTGAAAACCCTCTAGACGAATCAGAGTCTTCAGAGTATAATGATTAATATGTTCGGTAAAAAAGTCAAGTCAATAGACTACAAATATAACGAGGACAAGTCCCTTAAGGAACTTGCCTCTTATATTGATAACACTTACGACCAACATTATAGTTTAAACAAATACCAGTCTACTGAATTTATAATTGACAGTGGACACGGTGAAGGTTTTTGTATCGGAAACATAATGAAATATGCACAGCGATACGGAAAGAAAGGTGGGAGGAATAGGGCTGACTTACTAAAAGTGTTGCACTATGCTCTCTTTATGTTACATGTTCACGATAAGGAGAAACACAAGTGATGAAAATTAGTAATGAAACAAGAGACGTTCTAAAAAACTTCTCAACCATAAACTCGGGTATACGAGTTAAAACTGGAAATAAACTCGAAACTATTTCTAACATGAAAAACATTCTTGCGATTGCTACAATCGAAGAATCATTCCCACAGGATTTTGCAATATATAATTTGCCAGAGTTCTTGGGTGCAACTTCTTTGTTAGACGACCCCGAGTTTAATTTCAACCCCGAAAAATTGTCGGTAGAAGACACCAATTCAAAGATGGATTATTTTTATGCATCTGAAGGAATGGTTGTTGCACCCGAGAAAATGATAACCATGCCTTCTTCAGAAGTGTCATTCACAATAACATCAACTCTATTAACAGACTTACAGAAAGCATCTAGTGTTCTAGGTGTCAATGATTTAGTTTTAGAATCTGATGGAACTGCTGTCACACTTACTGTAAAGGACAAAAAGAATGCAACATCAAATACATTTAGTAGAACGGTTGCAGAAGGTAATGGAGATAAATACCAAATGAATTTCAAGATTGAGAATCTAAAAATTCTAACAGGTAACTATGAAGTGCAAGTTTCCTCAAAAGGAATATCACACTTTAAAAATACAGATGTTGAAGTTGAGTACTTCATTGCATTAGAACCCGATAGTTCTTATACAGCATCTTAAGTTGTTTGGAGTGATTAAAGTTCAAGTCTCAACTATTATCACGGGAGCAGTCCAACTCATCATGGTGGACTGTACTAGAAACTCGGTGGGGAGTATCTAACTTATTATGAACGAATTTTTATACGTAGAAAAGTATCGACCACAAAAGATTGAGGAAACGATACTACCAAAAGAATTTCACGACCAATTTTTGGAGTTTGTCAAACAGGGAGAGATTCCTAATCTTTTACTTTGTGGTTCTGCAGGTGTTGGTAAAACAACTGTTGCTAGGGCTCTCTGTAATGAGTTAGGTGCAGACTTTATTGTAATCAATGGTTCTGATGAAGGTAGACTTATTGATACCTTAAGAACTAAAATCAAAAACTTTGCAAGTACTGTTTCATTGGGAGGTGGCCCAAAGGTCGTTATCCTTGATGAGGCAGATTACATTTCTGCAGAATCAGTGCAACCTGCACTTAGAGCATTCATAGAAGAGTTCTCTTCTAACTGTAGATTTATCTTTACTTGTAATTACAAAAACAGAATCATACCTGCATTACATTCAAGAACAACAGTCATTGATTTTAAAATTGCACCAAAAGAAAAACCAGTACTTGCACAAAAGATGTTATTAAGATGTAAAAGTATTTGTCATATCGAAAACATAGAAGCAGACGAAAAGGTTCTTGCAGAATTAGTTATGAGATTCTTTCCCGACTTCAGAAGAGTTCTGAATGAGATTCAGAGATATGGTGTTGGTGGTGTTATTGATTCGGGTATACTATCATCTTTGTCAGAAGAGAAGTTCACCCCACTTATTGATATGATTAAAGAAAAGAATTGGAGTGGAATGAGAAAGTGGGTCGGTCAGAATTCTGATAACGACTTCAATACACTATTCAGAAAAGTGTTCAATGCATTAGAACAAAGATTAGAACCATCTTCAATACCAGCTGCAGTTCTAATCATTGCAGACTATCAATACAAATCTGCATTTGCAATGGACTCAGAGATTAACTTCACTGCATGTCTAACAGAGATTATGTCGGAGTGTAAATTCAAAAATGGGTAAACTAAGACAATGGTTTAGAATGTGGTTTGATTCACAAGTAGAGAAATCAATGCAAAGAAAAGCAGACAGAATGTTTTTAAAAGGGAGAAAATAATGAGTCAATATGACGATAGAGTTGAGAGACAAAGATTAAAACTGGAAGCAGAAAAATGGTCTCAAGGTGTTAAATCAGTACATGCTCATTCATTGGGTTCAATGCATTATGACAACAGACCACAAGATACTGAAGGTGGTAAAAGTGTTTTAGATGTAGAATTTAATGATGGCAGTGTTAAAAGAACTACTTCAGAAAACGAAACAGTTATACTAGGAACACCACTTAGAGGTCAAGACCTTCTTGATTCTTATGTAAGAAACACTTAATGTCTAAACGCAACCCTTTTGACTTTGTCAAGTCTGTCTCTTATGACAAAAACGATATCATGATTGATGATGTCGAAGAGAAGAACTATGCCCCATTCCTTATAAACAAATCATTATCTTACCACCAAGATTCTGTATTTTTTACTAATGAAATGAATTGTAGACATGGTTTAGACCACCGTCTTCAATACCTCTTTTTACTAAATACTCTTAGGAAAAGACAAAGGTTTTCTCAATGGAGTAAACCCTATCTTAGTAAAAAATTAGACACAATTAAAGACTATTATAAAGTATCAACACTGAAAGCAAAAGAATACATGGAAGTGTTGAGTGATAAAGAAGTCCGTGAGTTGAAAAACAGAATGAAAACAGGTGGACAAAACAATGAATGAGAATGAAAATCTAGTCAAAGACCTAGTAGAAATAACATTCCCCGAAAAAGACGACTTTTTAAAGATAAGAGAAACACTTACACGCATAGGTGTTGCATCAAGAAGAGAACAAGAACTGTTCCAGTCATGCCACATACTCCATAAACGTGGTAAATATTACATTACACACTTCAAAGAACTATTCAAATTAGATGGTAAACCTACAAGTATAGATGATTCAGATATAGGTAGAAGAAACACTATTGTTAAACTATTAGAACAATGGAAACTTATATCAATTGTAGATGAAAGCATGGTTTCAGAACCTATTGCACCATTATCCCAAATTAAGATTATTCCTCATAAAGAAAAGAATGAGTGGAAGTTAACAACAAAATACTCCATAGGTAACACTAAAAATACCTAAATACTAGTTAGATATAACTAATATAGGAGAAAGTATGTTTTCAGGCATCATATCTTTTATTATGGGAATTTGGAACTTATTAATGATTATACCAATTGTCATTTCAATTGCATCACTCATCATAAGTTTAACACCAACACCTAAAGACGACAAAGTCTGGGCAAAAGTGTATAAATACTTGGAAGTCTTAGCACTTGCAATTGGTAAGGCAAAAGACAAAAATCCTTTACTGGATAAATAACTATAACGGGAGATAAATTATGGAAATTATAGCAGGAATACTAATAGTAGTAGGTGTTGTTTATTTCTTTAATAAAGACAAAGGAAGTAAAACACCAGTGTCATCTGCTGCTAAAACCAAGTCAGCACCAGTTGCTGATAAAAATGGTAACGGTATAACATCTAAGGCAGAGCTTAAGAAGTTAACTAAAAACCAATTGATTGAACTTGCTGATAAGAAGAATCTTAAAGTAAAAAAATCGGGTACTAAAGCTGCAGTTATTAATGAAATTCATGCGAAACTGAAGTAGAATACTTAGTTATTAAGAAGGGGTCTTTATGACCCCTTTTTTTGTGTCTTCACTAGACCATTGTCATAAATAAGGGTATGGATATATTTGGATTGATAAGTGAAGTCGGAGCCCCTATTGCTGGAAGTTTAGTGATGGGATTCTTTATCTTTACAGTTATCAAACAAATACTTGAAGGAGTTGTGGATGATATCAAGACCCTTACCATGTTTTGTAAGAGTTTAGAGAATCGTGCAAGAACAATGTCTAACGAAATGATTAAGATAGACTTGTTAGTGTCAAGTGCATTAGAGTTAAGACCCGATATAGAGAGAGTTGCAAGAGCAGAGAATTTTATAGAGGACGGGAAACTTGATGTAAGAAGGGATTAATTATGGAAGAAATTGCACAACTGATATCAGAATATGGATTTCCAATCGTCATGATGGTTGGACTTGGATACTTTGTATACTATATTTGGTGGTTTGTGGGTGAACAATTAGAACCCGAAATTGAAAAACAACACTTTGCATTAATCAAAGTGATTGACCAAGTAAGAATGCTTGACCAAGATTTGATTAGACTTCAACAGAAAGTTGATGTTGTTCTTGAATATAAAGAGAACGAAGAAAAGAGGAAAACTGTAAATGATGATAAAACCAAAGATAGTAATAATTAGTATTTGTTTTGCACTTAGTGTAAGTGCAGATGAAATAGTTCACAAATTCAAAAGTCCTTCATTCAGTGGAATAGGACAATCATCACATTATCTTACGATTGAGAATCAAGAAAAATCAAGACGTGATAAGATAGCACAAGACATAGAAGACCGAATTGCAAAAGCAGAACGTGAGGCAAATAACACTACCCTTGCAAAATTTCTTAGAAATGTCGAAAGTAGAATTTATGCTCAGATAGCAAAACAGTTAGTAGAAAATATGTTTTCTAACGGAGAAGCAGCATCATATGGTGTCTTCTCTATTGAAGGTAATACAGTAACATACGAAAAATTGGTTGGTGAAGATGGTGCAGAATTTATTAGGTTAACCATTGTAGCAGAAGACGGAACAACAACAACTTTAGATATACCAGTAGGTACAGGAAGTTTCTAAAAATGAGAATTGTCGGATTGGTAGGATTAGTTATCTTGCTCACTAGTGGGTGTGCAAGTATTCCTTCGTCTTATGATTCGTGTGACTCAACTGTAATGAGTAAGGTAGGCACTTGTATAGAAAAAGCAAAGGTTGTGAAGATACCAACCTATCAAGAACTTTCAAACTTACCAGCTGCAGAGACAATGCCAGTGGTTGCAGTTTATGGATTCTTAGATAAGACAGGACAGAGGAAGAGGATGGATGGAGTTGCATCATTCTCAACTGCAGTGACCCAAGGTGCAGAAGCATTCTTGATTGATGCACTTAAGACTGCTGGAAAAGGTAAATGGTTTAGAGTAGTAGAGAGAACAAATTTAGATGCACTTGTAAGAGAGAGACAGATTGTTCGTTCTGCTAGAGAAGACTTTGCAAATCAAGAAGGTAATGAGGATTCCCCAACGGGTATTCAACCTCTCTTGTTTGCTGGTATCCTACTTGATGGTGGGATAATTGGTTATGACACTAACATCGAAAGTGGTGGTAGGGGTGCA